CTAACGGCAGACTTTCGGCTGGTAAGATTCGTGGATTTAATGTCCACATGTCTAATAACCTTCCGTATCTCGGTACGGTTCCTGGTACGGCTGACTCCAACGGTTCGTCCGCGAACTACGGTGTGATCCTTGCGGGTCATATGTCCGCCGCCGCCACTGCTACTCAGATCACAAAGACGGAATCGTACCGTGATCCTGACTCGTTCGCTGATATTGTTCGTGGTATGCAGCTTTACGGCCGTAAAATACTTAGGAGTGAAAGCTTAGTTCGAGCTATCTACAATATTAACTCCTAATGCGCTTCATACATTAATTGTATGTCGAAACCCTCTTAATTCAGAGAAACTCTAAGGAAGACAGCGCGCTTCTATGACAACCCTGAGCGAAGCCTCTTATGAGGAACGTGCAACGACTAACCCTACCAAGGTGTACATCCAAGTGGATGGAAATAGAGGGAAACTTATACACTAAGTTTTTGATATAGTCTAATCTATATGGAAACATATAGCAGAAAGGTTAAGTTTAGAATGAAATTAAAACTACCAGAAAACCATCCGCATAAAGACGGAAGGGAATGCACAACTTGTAATACTTTTAAGAGCGCCTCAGAATTTACTTTATCGAGAGATAAAAGGAGTTTTGGTGGTATAGCGATGCGATCAAAGTGTAAAACGTGTGACGAACTAAGAAAGTACAAAGGGTTCGTTAAAAGAACATACAATTTAACATTTGAAGGCTACGAACAGCTTTTAGAAAAACAGAATTACTGTTGTGCGATCTGTGAAAGTAAAATTTCTAGTAAAAGAACTTCTAGACTCTTTGTTGACCATTGTCATGAGACATTAGTAGTCAGAGGTTTGCTCTGCTCTTCTTGTAATCATGGTCTCGGTCAGTTTAAAGATAGTCCAAAACTTTTACAGAGAGCAATACAATATTTAACCTCGGGTAAGACTTAACGACTCTTACTGAATGAAAATGAAAATCTTGCGTCCCGAGACGCTCGTTCGCGCCATTTACAATATCAACGTCTAATTTAAGGAGTATTACTTATGGCTACTGTTGATATGTCTGCGGGTGTGACCACGTTGCACCCCACTCGCTCGGGTAATACGTCTTTACCGTATCTCGTCGAGGTTGACCTTGATATCGCCGCTGCGGCTACTGAAAAGGGTTCTGCCCTTGCTGCTGACGACGTTATTCAGGTTATTGATGTCCCTGCTGGTACTCTCGTACTTGCAGCGGGTTTTGAAGTGACCACGGAGACGACTGATACTCAGACTGACGTTACTGTCGACATGGGTATCACTGATATCGACGCCGATGTTTTCGTTGATGGTTTCGACCTCGACGGCGCTTCGGCTGGTGCTTACCCACAGCAACCGGCGGCTTACCAGCCTGTCGTTATTGGCGCTTCTGCCGATACTATCGATATCCTGATCAAGACTGCTACTGCTGCTCCGACGGCAGGTGAGCTTAGAGTTTGGGCTGTCCTTATGGACATTTCGGACCGTAAGGCTCCTGGCATTGTTGCTCTTGGTTCTTAATACTTAACAACTAGGGGGATGCTAAATGGTGTCCCCCTATTTTTTATCAGGAGATTTTAATGTCTGAGTATGCACCAATTAAATCTAACACTTGTACATTTTCTACCGTAGGAGATTCCGATTCTTCGGTGACACTTTTAGCATCCAACTCTAGAAGAAAAGGTGCCTCTATTGTTAATACGTCTACTGCCATTTTGTACCTTAGGATGGATGGTGGTACGGCCACTGCGACGACAGGTTACAATGTCCCACTTATTCAAGGTGGCTATTTTGAAGTACCATTCGGTTATACGGGGGCTATTACAGGTATTTGGGCTTCAGACGCTGGTGGAGCAGCTAACGTAGCTGAATACACGTAATGTTTAGAATTCGATCTTACCAACAAAGATTTAGAAAAACTCCTTCTTTTAACGCCTTTTTACAATTATCGGGTGAAACCGACGGTTTCGTTCTAGACGTAATAAATGATACTGTTTTAGTTAGGGACTCTAGTACGCCGACAAATAATTTCGTTGGTACTATGGCAGAGGCACTCTCGAATGGTATCTTGGTTTACCCATCACCTTCAACCAAATTGATACTGGATTCAGCCGGAGCGTGGCAATCTGGAACAGCGTTGCGCTGCCACTACAGCGCTACAGGCGTCCCGCTCGGGCTGCTTCCAGAACCGCAGCGGACGAATGGCATCCCGAACAACACGATGGTCGGTGCTGCTGCCGGCACTCCGGGCACACCGCCCACCGGGTGGGCCATTGTTCTTTTAGGATGCTCGCAAGAAGTCGTCGGAGCAGGTAGCCTCAACGGGATCGACTACATCGATCTGCGTATTTACGGCACGCCGACTTCGACCAACAGGTTATCGATTGGCTTCTCTCCATCTTCCACGATTGTCGCGTCTGAAGCTCAGGTGTGGAATCTTTCGACGTATCTAGCAATCGTCGGCGGCAGTCTTGCCAATATCTCCTCGGTCACGCTGGCGACCAACTGGCAAGGCCCGGGATCGACGAAACGAGGCAGCAGCTTCAGCGCCTCTCTGTCGTCAACACTAACGAGATTCGAATCGTCTTTGACGGCTCCCGCCAGCACCACGTACACGCTGCCGAAATTGGAATTAAATTTGACCAACGGGTCGGCCGTCGACATCACGCTGCGGATCGGTTTGCCGCAGATGGAACTCGGAGCCTTTGCGACAAGCCCGATCAAGACAAGCGGGTCTGCCGTCACCCGCGCACCAGACAATCTCTATGTCGACCTGACGAAGGTGCCGGCGCTCGGCAGCGAGTTTACCGTCCTCGGCGAGGCGGAGCCGTGCCCTGACGTGCAGTCGAATGCGTTTGTCCTATATGACCTGTATAAGGACGCGAATGACAGAGCCTATCTCCGCAACGCGACGGCGGGGAATTTGGCGCTGCAACTCATCAATAGGTCAGGTGGTTCCGATACAGCGTCCATAGTGAGCGTCAACAACAGCGCCACACCCCGATACAAGTTCGCCGCTGCACACAAGGCTGACGACTACGAACTCGTGACGAAGGGCGTCAGCCGAGGAACCGACGCAAGCGGTGCGCTGGCAGCAGGTATGACTCTCTTCTATCTCGGACGTGGTCAGGCTGGCGGTCAATACTCAGCCCCCATCGGGTCCGTCGCCCTCATCCCCGAGCGCCTATCGCAGGCCGACATGATCGCGAGGACAACGCTATGACCGCTCCCATCGAAATGCTCCTGTGGGCACTCGACCGCGAGACGTTCGCGAACACCATGGCCGGGCTCATTCTGCCAGACGGCCGGCATATCGCATGGCTGGCGACCGAGGAGGAACCCGGCCCAGAGAACAACTCCATCCGAACGCTCGACGTCATCCTCTGCTCTGAAATCGGCGCGGTCGTGAAGACGCCTGCTGTACTCGACGAAGAAGGCAACGAGATCACGCCCGACGTCATCGTCCCCGGCTACCACGCCAATCTCGTAGCAACAGGATGGTTAGCCGACATGCTGACGTCGGGGCTGCCGGCCGAAGGCACGATATTCGAGCGCACTCGCATTCTCGATCTGCTTGGAAAGATGAACTGGCAGCCGAGCGCCGTTGGAGAGCCGCCCGGCTATGTCGGCACAAGCGGCGTCAAGATCAGTGATCCCGGCATCGTCAACAACCGCGTGCGGACCTGGGCCGGGCTCTAACCGGCGCACATTCGAACCATCTGAAAGGAGCTATGAATGTCAAACAATAAAACATTAGCAGAGCGCATCGTCGATTCTGCTAGAACTGGTCGTTCTGACCCAGATGAACTATCTATTCTAGACAATATTACAGCCTCTGCGGCTGAGATTAACCTTCTTGAAGGCGTTACGGCAACGACAGAGGCACGTTGTTCTGCTCTGCGTGACGAACTCCATCAAGCAACTGGTGCTATCTCGATGATCGATATGTTCATTCTTCGTCTCGAAAGTTCAGGAACAAGTGAGTAGATTTCGAATAAGGATATAAAACATGGGCAGTACTTATTTAGATTTAACAAACAGAGTTCTTCGTAGAATAAACGAAGTGACTATTGACTCTACCGAATTTGATACTGTTCGTGGCATTCAAGCCGCTGCCAAGGATGCTATCATTGACACTATTAGGGAAATCAACTCTCAAAAGTTTGAATGGCCTTTTAACTCTCAGGTGGGCTCTCAAACTCTTGTTGTTGGACAAGAGGAATACTCTTGGCCTTCTAATTTCAAGATTGTTGATTGGGAATCTTTCTATATTGAGAACGACGGTGTACTCTCTACAAGAACTACAAAGTTAAAGACTATAAACAAAGACGAATGGTACCATATGGCGATGCCATACGACTTAGATAGTGGTTCTACAGGAATTTCTATTCCCATGTTTGTCTTTGAAACTAACAGTGGTGGGTTTGGCGTTACACCGTCCCCTGATAAAGCTTATTCTTTAAAGTACAGGTATTGGTCAGTCCCGACTGATCTATCCGACTACGATAGCGAAACGGATATCCCAACTACCTTTGACTACGTTATTATGTATGGTGCCTTAATGCATATGTTTATGTTCCTTGATAACGATGAGAGAGCAAACAAATTCGAACAAAACTTTAAGAAAAGTTTAGCTGATATGTCATTCATTCTTATCCCTAAAGATAAATACATGATTGATACGAGGACAAGTCACAATGCCCAACAGAACACAGTCATTTAAAGTTGTTTGCCAAGGTGGGCTTAACACAAACGACAATAACCTTTATCTGTCTGACCACCTTCCTGGGACGGCGACCCGTCTAATTAACTATGAAACGGCCCTTTCTGGCGGTTACAGAAGAATCTCTGGTTATCGGTATTACGATGAGACTTACACAGAGGTTTCTCCTTCGACTGCCGAAGGTCCTGTTTTAGGTGTCTGGATTTTTCAGAACACTACAACAAACGACGCTGAGATTATCGCTGCCAGAAAGAATCAGTCTGGTGCTACGTATTCGTTTTTTAAACTAACGATCAGTGGGTGGACAGCCTACACTACTGGTATTACACATAACACATCAAGCGGTGGTTTTGCGACTGTATCTCGCGTCAGAGCAGAGCTATTCAACTTTGGTGGAACTAACATGATTGGTTTCGTTGATGGTGTTAACAGTCTAGTAATTTATGATGGGACTAACTGGTTCGAGTGCTCTTCGTCCAATACCGGTGGCTCTGGCTCTCCTGGTGGAAACCAAATTCTTGATAAGCCTTCAGTAATCACTTCTTTCAAAAACCATCTATTTGTCTCTGGGGACGAAAATACACCTTCAGTTGTCTCTTACTGCGCTCCTTCTGATGCTTTAACTTGGACAGCCGCTGCTGGCGCTGGTCAAATTGTTTGTAGTGAAGAAGTCGTTGCGATGAAACCCTTCCGTGATGAAAACTTTGTATTTAGTAAAAGATACATTAAGAAAATTATTCCTGATGTAACGGCGGGCTTTCTTATTAATGATGTTACCGCTAACTTGGGTATTATCGCCAAAGATTCTCTTTTAGAGGTTGGTGGAAATCTAATCTTCCTAGCGTCTGATGGTATCCGTCCTATCGCAGGTACCGATAGACAAAATGACGTTGAACTGTCTCTTCTTTCTCCAAACATTCAGTATACAGTAGACAACTTCTTTGCTAACTACGACATGGAAGACCTCGTTGGTGTTGTTATTAGAAATAAGACTCAATTCAGGTACTTTTTGTCTGGGGATTCTGACGCCACTGAGACTGCTTATGGCATTATGGGCAACTATAGGTTAAACAGCACTAATACTCAAAAGTGGGAGTTTGCTGAGCTGGTTGGCATACATGCTAATTGTGCATTCTCCGGTTTTATTGATGGAAGAGAATATGTACTACACGGAGACTACGAAGGTTTTGTGTTTAGACAAGAAATAGGCAACACCTTTAACGGAACAGACGTATTAGCAACGTACACAACGCCTTACTTGGACTTAGGCGACACTGAAATAAGAAAGCTTCTTAGAACACTAAATACTTTCATCAGAGCCGAAGGTAGTGTTACTTTCAACATTTCTCTAAGATTTGATTGGGGTGATGAATATGTTTTGAACCCTCCGAACTTTGCTGGCCAGACGCTAACAGGACCAGTAGTCTACGGAGCAGAAGTTGAATACGACGATGGTTCACTCTATGGTGGTATTTCTCGAAACTTCTTAAAGACAAATGTTCAAGGTTCTTGTTTTTCAGTTCAGTTTTCTTATGTTACGGAAGGTGGAGCACCTTTTACAATTCAAGGTTTTGTTTTAGAATTCTCAGGAAAAGGACGTGAATAATGGCGGGTTATGTTAGACAGTCTGTCGCTGATATCCAAGCGGGTGAAGATATTCTCGCCGCACCACTCAACGCTGAGTTCAATGCTATTCGTGATGCCTTCCACGGCTCTACAGGGCACGAACATGATGGCACCACAGGTAATGGCCCTAAAATTGACCTAACCGCTTCTATTTCTGGTGTGTTACCTGTAGCTAATGGGGGCATAGCAGCTATTCATAAACTTAATGCTACTTCTGCACCGACTACTGGTGATGACAGTGGAGATGGTTATGGTGTAGGTTCTCTTTGGATTGACACTACAAACGACAAGTTTTATATCTGTGTAGACGCAAGTCTTGGTGCAGCCGCTTGGAATGAGTACCAAGCAAAAAGCTCTAACTTGGATGAGTATGCTGCGGTAAATCCAACTTCCGCTGGCCTTGCCCTCTTAGACGATGCTGACGCATCCGCACAGAGAACTACTTTAGGATTAGCAATCGGAACTAACGTACAGGCTTATGATGCTGGATTGCAGTCGATTTCTGGTTTAACGACAGCTTCAGACAAAACTATTTATACCACAGGATCAGATACTTACGCAACAACTGATCTGACTTCTTTTGGTAGGTCGTTAATTGACGACGCTGACGCATCTGCTGCTAGAACCACTCTCGGTGTAGCGATCGGTACAGATGTTCAAGCTTACAGCGCCAACCTTGATGAATACGCCGCAGTAAATCCTACTACGGCAGGTTTAGCACTCTTGGATGACGCTGATGCGTCCGCCCAAAGAACAACACTCGGTTTGGCTATTGGTACCAACGTACAAGCGTATGATGCTGGTCTAGCTTCTATTGCTGGCTTAACTACTTCAGCCGACAAGATGATCTACACGTCAGGCTCTGACACCTATGTGGTCACCGGACTAACTTCTTTTGGTAGATCACTCGTGGATGACGCTGATGCTTCTACTGCGAGAACGACGTTAGGTCTTACCATCGGGACTAATGTTCAAGCGTATGATGCAGGATTAGCATCTATCGCAGGGCTAACTACCTCTGCCGATAAGATGATTTATACGTCTGGCTCTGATACTTACGCAGTTACTAGTTTGACCTCATTTGGTAGGTCTCTGATAGATGATGCAGACGCTTCTGCTGGTAGGACAACACTCGAAATAACTGCCGCTTCTTTTACAGAATTCAATTCATCCACTTCAGACAGATACATAAAAAACGATAGCGTATGGGGAGACTTAGCTGTTTTAACGGACGGGGCTTCTATTGCTGTAAATTTTAATAATGGTTATGACTTTGGCGGCTCTTCTAGTAGTGCCTTGGCTTTAGGCGGTAATCGTGCCTTAGCTGCCCCAACAAATGCCAGAAATGGGAAAAAGGGTATTCTTTGGTTCACTGCGAGTAGCTCTACCAGAACACTGACGTTAGACGCTGCATGGAATTTAATTACTGGCGTTGAGGCTGGTCCCTATTCCATAACTACCTCACAGACACTTGGTGTTGCTTATGTGTGTCGTGGGACGACTGTTTATGTAACCGGAATTTTAAGGATTGGTTAATGTCTAAAATTGTTACCTTTCAAGAAGAAAACATCTGGAAAAGATTTCCAGGTACCAGTCGTTTAACGCCTAGATTAATTGTGCAGTATGTCCAACAAGGTATTTGGTCGGACAGTGATTTAGAAAAAGAAGGCTTAAAAATTGCAGACTCTTTCGATACCCCCGAAGGAAAAGTTAGAGTAGGAGTAGAGTACTTTAATGAAGACGGTACCCAACAACTTTTTAACACAGAGGACGCTGTATCAATTCCTCCGTCAGTTATTACACCACTACAAGCCAGAAAAGCATTGAGAGCTTCTGATCTGTACACGCAAGTTACAAAATACATACAGACACTCACAGAAGAAGAACAAGAAGAGTGGGAGTACGCTGTACAAATAGAAAGAACTAATCCAATTTTGGTTAATGGGGCGACTGCCTTGGGGCTAACTGAAGAGCAACTAGATTCTCTTTTCATTCTAGGGGCGTCTCTATGATACCGGGTTTAACTCCAGTTGTTATTCCAAAATCTCTTCCGACAGTTACATTCATTGGGTCTAGTTTAGACAGTGTCGACAGAACGACTTATACTTTTAATGTTGACGTGGGAACTATTACAGAAACAACTCTTTTAGTAATGGGTTGTATGGGTGAAGATAGTCTTGAGTCCCACAATTTTACCGCAGCTTCTATCGGAGGGACATCTGCTACATTGGTAGTCTCGACTGGCAGTAGTTTGCTTCCGTCTGCGGTTTATTACAGAGAAGTTAATTCCGGCGGGACTCTGGCGTTTTCTTTTACTGTTTCTTCTACTTCGTGGCAATTAAGACGAGGAGCTGTAAACATTTGGAAAATCGAGAATTATCAGTCTGCCTCACCTTACTCGTCTGATTCTCAAACGGGAACTGCCTCTAGTTTGACTGGAACCGTTGACATCCCTGATGGGGGTATTGTTATATCGACTGCTATCGCAAATGGTACAGGCACTGTTTCATGGACCGGTCTAACTGAAGATCACGACGATTCTCTGGATAGCGCTGTTAGAGTGTCTGGCGGTTCTGGAAGGTATACTTCTGGTGTTACCGGACAAGATATCGTTTTAAGTTTAGGTTCTTCTCGATCCGCTAGGCTTCATTGCATTGTTTGGAGATGATTCATAGGAGTTACAAATGGTTGGATACGTTAGACAATCTGTAGCAGAAATTCAAGACGGTGAAGAGGTTGTCGCAACTGTTCCTCAGATTAATCTTGCGTGAAAAGAAGAAATGAGGCGGGACATCTGTTGAGAATCCTACCTGTTTTGTCATCGGGTGACAAAGTGTCAAATGGAGAAAAAGGTAAAACAATGAATAAAACTAAATTCTATGACTCTATTAGACCTCACGTAAATCTAACTACTCAGAACGTGTTAGGCATGGACAAGGTTCTCGATTTCGTAGAGCAAAAAGAAGACAATCTTCAGCATTCGGCCTACATTATAGCCACTGCTTGGTGGGAAACCGCACAAACTATGATGCCTGTGAGAGAGGCTTACTGGAAAGACGAAGCTTGGCGAAAGAAAAACTTCAGATATTACCCTTACTATGGGCGTGGTTACATCCAATTAACTTGGGACTATAACTACAAGAAAGCCTCTGACTACTTTAACGTCGATTTCGTTAAGAACCCTGATCTTGTAATGCAAACAGAGTATGCTCTACCTATTCTTGTTGTTGGAATGAACGAGGGGTGGTTCACTGGTAAAAAACTCGATAATTACATTGATGACACCGACGAGAATGACACAGAAGAGTTCAAGGAGTACAAGAACGCTCGTCGTATTGTTAATGGAACGGATAAGGCTGAAACCATTGCAAAGTTGGCCGTTATCTTTGAGAAAGGCCTTAGAGAGGCTGGGTATGGCTTAAAACCCACAGAAAAGCCCGTACAGGCCCCTCCAGTTGTTTCTGGTACACCTACACTACCAAAGCCCCAAGAGCCCTCAGTGAGCTTTCTAGACGCCATTCTGAGCCTTTTAAAAATTCTCTTTAGGAGTAAGTAAAATGCAAGAAGCTATTACAGTCTTAGTAAGACAACTTCTTTTGTCTCTTGGCACTTACCTGTGGACTTCAGGTGGAATCGAGCAAGTTCAGATTGATCCACTTGTAGGCGCAGGTATGGCGTTGTTCTCTGTTCTCTGGATGTCTTGGGATCGCTTTATTAAACCTAAGTGGTTTAAGTAATGTGGAGTATCCTCTCAAGTATCTTCTTAACAAGTTTTCAACAGATAACCAGAGACTTAAAAGATGCCTACACAACTAAACAAAATGCGAAGACAGAACAAGAGCGTATTGCCGCCGAAGAAAGAATCGCTCTACTCGAAGCTAGAAAAACAAGTATACTTGCTGCCCAGAGTGATCCCGTTGAGCGATGGGTTAGGATTCTTTGGGCTTTGCCTTTTATCGCGTATAATATGAAACTTGTTCTCTGGGACAAAGTTTTTAGTCTCGGTGCAACAGACAGTCTATCTCCAGAACTCTATCAAATTCAAATGATTGTGCTTGGAGGTTATTTCTTCTTAGATGGTATTAATAGGTTTAAACGATGACAAAAGATGAAAATTTCGATAAGAGAGAAATAGAGATCTTGAAAAAGGTGGCAACAGAACGTATTACCTATGATACCCTAACACAAAAACTAAAGACAAATTGGATTTGGATAGTTGGCACTGGTATTCTAGCTATTTGGGGACTATGGGATAAAGTTCATACACTCTTTATAGGGGTGAAATAATATGGCAGACACAATTCCTACTTTTTATGACCCTTTCGGAAACATTATTGATAGACCGTGGACTCAGGGAACCTGGAGGCAACAGGGACTGGATTCTGCTTGGTTGAATTGGACTCCTGGTCAACCTAGTCCAGTTACGACGACCCCAGAAACTACCACTACAACAACTCCACCTTTAACCCCAGATCAGTCTACTCAAGTTGTTCCTGGCGCGGTAGACAAAGACGTTCCCGGTCAGATTAACGTCGTAGACTACGGTGGTCAAGTAGCGACTAATCCTAGTTCCGCAATGACTACGGACAATCCGGCTACGACAGATGTAAACGAAAGTATGCATCTTTCTACCAGAGTTCCAGATATCAATGAGAATGCTACTGGTACGAACATAGACGCCACTGACCCTAAATACAATATGGACCCGAGTGGCACTAATGCTCAAACAGCACAAGTCACGACTACGGCACAAGCGGCTGCACCTGATGCTAACGTAGCTAATACTTATCAGGCTACTGAGATTAGTGATAGTGTTGCTAACCAAGATATGACTGCGGCTCAAGGCCAAGTTAGCCAGAATGCACAGGTTAACACACAGAACGTAGAAACTGACATTCAAGTCTTCGACCAAGGTATTGCTGGTGAAGCTCTAAAAGACTTTGCTTCGTTATCCCCTGATCAAGTTGATCCTAAGGCAACAGTTCAAGGACAACTGGAAGCATTACAAAGTCAGTTCGTAGACGCTAATGGCAATCCTAAGATTCCTTCTTGGGCTCAGGCCACTGCAAGAAACGTACAGAGAATTGCTTCTTTCTCTGGTATGACAGGTACTGCGGCGACTGCTGCGTTATCACAGGCGCTCTTAGAGGCCTCTCTTCCTATTGCGAAAGAAGACGCTCAGTTTTTCCAGACTTTAACTCTTCAGAATCTTAGTAATGAACAAGAAGCAACTATTAACAGAGCAAATGTTCTTTCTCGCTTAGAGTTACAGAACATGGACGCTCGCATGTCCGCTGCTACTCAGAACGCCCAAGCTTTTTTACAAATGGATTTAGCAAACTTGAGTAATGAACAACAGGCTTCTGTCCTCAATACTCAAAACAGAGTTCAAGCTATCTTCGAGGATAGTAAACAGGTAAACGCTCAAAGACTCTTTACTGCTCAGTCTCAGAATGACATGGACAAGTTTTACGATGAGCTTTCTGCTCAGGTAAGTCAGTTCAATACCTCTCAGATGAACGGTATGCAACAGTTTAATGTGTCTGAAGCCAATGGTATGTCAAAGTTCAATGCCGACCTTGAGAACCAAAGAGAACAATTCTATAAGAGCATGCAGTACAACATCGATGTCTCTAATGCTAAATGGAGACAGACAGTTACTACCGCAGAAGCCCAGATGGACTTCGAAGCCGCAGCCACAGACGTTAAGAACATGGTTGGTATTTCTAATGAACAACTAAACCAGTTGTGGGACCGTTCGGACTCAATGTTGCAGTACCTGTGGACCTCCACCGAAAACGAAGCCACAAGAAAGCACGAACTGACCCTTGCTGCTATCAAAGGCGACCAAGCGGATGCTGCTGGTACAGGTTCTCTGGTAGGCTCTATCGTCGGTGCGGGTGCTTCGGCATTCTTTGACTGGTTATTTTAAAGGTGAATCATGGCTGTAACAATGACAGACGCAATTATTAAGTCGATGAAAGCCTACTGGAAAGATAAACAACCAGTAGAGTTATCAAAGGTTAAACCATTAAAATACAATAAGAAATACTTAGGTGGGGCTGAAAAGGAACTTCTTGGTGGTAATGGAAAAAATGGCAAGACTTCCTAATGGACCTATCCCCGGAGAAAACTTCACAAGAGACACCAAGAATTTCCCTTGGCATCGTCCCCCTGAGTTTTCTGATCTTGATAAAGCCGTAGAGTCAGCCATGGAAAAGCTCACGGATGAAGACAGTTCAGTTGGTGTTCTCACTATGCTTGAGCTTGGTGTACCAGTGTCTGCAATTACTGAGATGTTCATTATGTCTGGTATTAGTATGGGCAAGTGGACTGTTGACACAGGCATCCTTTTGGCAGGGCCAGTATCTCACATTGTGTGTCTAATGGCTAAGGGCTATGATATCGAGTACGATTTAGGTATCGATAAAGAAAAGCCTGTACCCACTAAGGCCTTTTTCTCTGAGATCAAGAAGATTGATAAGCAAAAAGCTAAACAGGTTGTTGAGAATGTCCAAGAACAACTCCCAGAGATTCAAAGTCAAGCATCTGGTTTTATGGGCATGAACAAAACTAATGAGGTAATGTAATGGGTTTTATGGCTGGTTTTGGCCCCGCTTTCTCCGATGCATTCAATGCAGGTAACGACAGAAGGGCCAAAAGGAAAGATGATCTCTTTAAGTTAACTTATTCAGAGTTTCTTGATCGCAGAGAAAAGTACGAAAAGAAAAAGGAATCTGATAGTAAGTTAATCGGTTCTGCTAAGACACTGGCGAGAGACCTTGCCGGTAACGAGGAGTATTGGCCTAAAGTCTATGATTGGCTTCAGTCTGGTATGTCCGAAAATACTATTCTTGAACTTATCCAGAATGGTGAATTTGAGACTGCCCTGACGGCGACCCCTGAAGTTCAAGACATCGGTCCTCCCGAAGAAGTTCAGATGGCTGACAGTGGTTTGGCTAACCCGACCGCAGAAATGCCTGCTGCTCAGAGCGACGTAGCCCAAATGGCTATGCCAGAGCAAGACTCCGGTATGATGGGCAAACTATTCCCAGGTATGGCGCAAGCCAAGAGGGACCGAGATATCAATAGGTCTCTTGATCAAGTTTCTCAGGTTTCTGGGATGAAAAGAGAAGAGATCGACCAGATTATGAAGGGTACTGGTAATACAGCTAAGACTGACAGTTCTGGTATTGTCTACAAGAGAAAGCCTACACCCGTAGAACCCGACAAGATTAATACTCCTGAAGAGTCTTGGA